GTCGGTTGAATATGTCGTAAATATGACCTGCTCTGTACAAATAAGCCAAATATCGTCATAGGCCATTCCTACCTTATCATAGACTATATGCTTCTTCCCGCTCAAAAATTGATTCATTTCAGCAGTTTGCTGAACTGGAACAATTGGGATAATATTTTCATTTAAATTATCTGACCAATAATCGTCTTCGTCAAATATTTTATATTCTACTAATTTTGTCCATATAAATTTACGAAGTTCTGTCATTGCATCTAATTTAAAATTTACTGTCATAGTACTCCTCCAAAGGCATTGTGTAGGGCAGAGTCTGCCTGTAGGCTAATTGTGTTTGGAGTAAATTTATACTGAACACGTTTAATATTTGAAGGTATAGATAGTGCTTTAGCCATTGATGCACCGAATAGCTTTTGAAATCCAGAATTTTTGATTGAATTGTTTACTAGATTGCCAGTAAAGAATCTTGCATAAGCCAATCTAAATTGATTAGTTGCTGCTTTTCCTCCTGGCCTATTTACTGTAACAGACTTTTGCTTAGGCATAAAAATTGTTCCGCCTGGAACTTCAAATACTAATCTTTCTGAGAATCGTGGACGAATTACTACTGGAATTCCATTTTCCATAATCATAGCTTTATTCTTAAATACGTGTCTGTGAACACCCTTACTTGTTGGGACAAGGGTCTTGGAATCTAAAAACTCATAGGATATTCTGAATGAAATACCTTGCTCTGAAATAACCTTTAGCTTAAATAGGCGAGCATTTGGTTGTCCGACACGCTTCCATTCATAAACATGGTGAAGAGATTTAGGCTTTACTCTAGCCTGAGCATCTATATATAATCCAAAATCTTTTTGAATTTGATCAAAAATTGTTTTTGTAAATTTACTTTGAAATGCTTTATTCTTAGTTAATTTAGCAAGAACTTGAGCATTGTAATATACATAAGCAGATACTTGAGCTACTGTGCTATCTGTTAGGGTAGCGTTCTTTGTGCCACCCATTAATCTTTCAAGACCGACGGCAGCCTGAACTAATGCTGTGCTATTGTCCAATTTGCTGGTTCTCCGATCTTATGACTGTAGTATTATATCCAATCAAAGAACCGAATGGGTCTGTAATTGGAGTTGTTCCAACGACCTCAAAAACTGTTGGCGTATCTGATGGGAAATTAATTTCAGTCCAAACAACTACCCCGTCTTGGTTTCTAATATTAGTAACCTTTTCTCTGGTAATTAATTTTTCAGATGTTCTAAGCTGTACTGTCTGTTCATTTTTATACTTATTATCAAATACTTGTCTATCGCTTGAGCGGGTTGTTGCAGAGTTACTAATAACGCCTTTAGCGTGGCAAGCGATTGTTCTATGGAAATTCCACTCTCTTTTAATGGCTCCAGTATCTGGATCTTGAATTTCAGATTGACGATATACGTCAAGCTTCATTGATAGAATTGAGTCTACTAGCCCTGATGACATTAGATTATAACTATCTTGGAAAGAACAAAGTCTTCAAGAAGTTTGTCGGCGTAAAGGTTTCCTGTTCCGCTGTGAGCACCACTTGTATACTTGAAGTCCCAGTCGAATGTAGATAGTTCTCCTATATATTTATTTCGCCATGTATTATCCTTAGCGAAAAAGTCTCTCATTAATTCAATAGCTGCAAGTTCCACATTATCAGGAACATTTGGGTAGCCAAATGAGCCTACAACTGTATATCTGTTGCCAGATTTAAATACTCCATCTCCATCATGAATTGTTGGAGGAACCATGCCATTGGCAGTATATACTGTATTATCTAAAAGGCTGGCACGATTAATTCTTATCCCAAATCCGCTCTCAATAATTTCTACATCATAATTCCAGTTATCAGTGTCTGGATCAGTTAAGTTATCTATTAAAAGAATATCATTTACATATAGCTTGTGTAAATCATAAAGTTTTTCTGGAAGAAGAAGTGTATCTGAATCAGAGCCATACATTGCAAATGTTTCATTATATAAATAAAACTTCTGTCCAGTATAATTTTCTATGTTTTTACGAGCATATCTTTCTGCTGATCTAAGCTGAGAATATGTTTTATATTCTGGATCTGAAGGATCTTCTCCAAAACCAAGCGAATCGATAGATTGTTCAATATCTACATATGGCTGTATAACAAATACTTTATGCTCTCTTACCTGAGCATTTCCGCTAATTTGATAAGACCATCTAAGCTTTAAATCTCTAGATTTATATGTTGCATTAACAGGAAGCGATATTTGGTATACACCAATATCTACTTCCGACTTTTCAGCCGTGAGTGTATACAAAACTGTATTTGGATTAATTGGAGGGTTGGCAGTAGGATCTTCCGTAACATCATAAACAGTTACAACTGGAAGAGCATCTGTATCCGTAGGTTCTCCTCTCCAATAAACTTTATGTTTTACTGGATATGTGGAGCCTATTGATAATTCCATTTTGTATAGGCTAGATTAGTTGTAGTATTCCTGTACCTCTGCTGGGGTAGCTAATCTAAAGCCTTCCTCCTTGTCAAAAATTGCTTGGGCCTTATCTGAAGTCATCGCAACAAATGGATGATCTTTAGTAAAGGTAAATCCCATAATATCATACCTAAAATTAGCTCTAGTCATACGAACCAATACAGTGTCTTTTGCTTGTTCTTTCTTATGATCAAATCTAGGTAGAATCTCGTCTGAATCTTCTTCCGCCTCTTCAATGTCGCTAAGGGTTTTTTGATAGATTGACCATGTTACGCCTTCTTCTGCGAGGGCTGCAATGATGTCTGATTTATTTTTTAGACCTTCTACTTCAACTGCAAAGTCTTCTGCAATCTTTTTTAGTTCAGATACTTTTAATGTCTCAAATGACATATTAATCTCCTATTTCTACTTAAAACAATTATAGCATTAGTAAATTTAAATGAAAAGCCCCCCAAAAATTAATTTAGGGGGCATTTCTTGCGGATCTAAATCCTATAAATTAGGAAGCGACCTTAACGTTCTTAACTACGACCCAAGCGTCTGCCTGCTCAATTTCGACACCTACACGAGTATACATTGTATATTCGATAGAGTCCTTGCGTGGCCAGAAGAAGCGGTAAACGGTTACATCACGCTTGATACCAATAACTACGTTATTTGGGAATGTCAAGTGGATATCTCCGTGATTACCTGTTTCGCCTGAATAGTCGCCATCTTGTGCCTCATTTAGAAGAGGAACTTCAACAATCGGAATACCGAATGCGAATGGAGCGACGTATCCTGCTGGACCGCCGAGTGGCTGAACTTCTTGTCCACGAATAACGCTTGAAGCGATATCCTGTGGAATAGTGTTGTTTGTTCCAATGCTGTTTGCGTACAGGAAGTCCTGAATCAAATTGGAACCAGCCAAGAAGCGAAGATCTGCTCTGCGCTGCTTGTACTTACGTGGCATAGCCTTAAGTGCTGAATTGAATACTGCACGTGATACTGCTGCACCACCTGCGTCAACAACGTGACCGTTAGCCTTAGACTTCTTTACTACACCGTCAAATGCCTTATAAAGTGCATCTGATGTTAGTGCAGTATTTCCATTTAGGATAACATCTTCAATGTCATTACCTGCCTGTGTTGCCATCATACGTGCGATGTGATCTTCTAGATCTGCACCCTCAATATTGTCTTCAAGAGACTCTGTTGAAAGCTCCCAGTCTAAGCGTAGCTTCTTTGTTGAAAGAGAGATCTTAGAGAATGTGACAGCGCTATTTGAAGCGGTGTCGTCAGCTTCAGTTGCAAGCTTCATAAGCTTACTTCCTACGCCAATACGGTCAATTTCAGTGGTGTCTGCTCGCATGCGAACAGTACGAGCCACTTTACCAATGACGGTTGCATCAAACATATAATCAAGGAAGCGAGAGGACTGCTCAGGATTGAGTAGACCGCCATTTCCCTCAGATCCTACGTGTACGCCAGTGGTAGCTGAAGCTGACCCTGTCATAGCTGTAGAAACTGTAGTATTTGCTGCAACTGTTTTTTCTAATGTTTCATTGCTCATTATTTATTTCACCTACCTTTTCAGTTGAAAATTTCGTTTACGGAACCGAGGAAAGAACCGTTCCATTTTGATTTGGATTTGGTTATTACTTCCTGTGACCCGCCAAGGTCAGAGGACTTCTTAATTGCAGTTTCTGATTCAACTGCGTCAACACGCTTTTCTACGCCCTCAATCGTGTTCTTGATGTTTTCTACAGCCTTTGAAAGTGCTGCATGTTGTTCTGCCAATTCTGAAATACGAGTATCTACGCTCTTGCTGAATGTCTCAACTGTGTCTTTAATTGCTGACACTTGAGCTGCGTTTGCCTCAGAAGCCTTGTTTAGTGTCTCAGAGAAAAATCCCTTAAGATCACCTAGCATCTTTGCAAAATCAGGTTCATCAACCTCAACTTCTGATACGTCGGCTGCTTTTTCCAGAACTTCGGCAGAAGCGTCTGCTACTGCTTCTTCTGCAGGAGCGTCTTCAACAGCTGGTGCTTCCTCTGCAGGAGCAGCGGCTGGTGTTTCTTCAACCACAGGAGCAGTTTCTTCTACTACTGGAGTTGTTTCTGTATTTTCTGACACTTCATTACCTCCTTCTGCGTTTGCCTGTTTTGCAATTGTGTTTGTATCAGGCAACGTTTCTCTTGTCTTCTTGAATGAAGCAAGAATTCTATCGATCTCTTTTGCTTTGTTTACATCGTTACTCTCTACCCATCCAATTAAGGTTGCTTCTTTACCTGTTACTGGAGATGTATAAGATGCTTCTGTTGATACGAATACAGCATCTGTATCCTTATCATAAAAAATATTTTCTGTTACTGTTTCTGCAGCAATACCTTTAAACATAAGCTGACCATTCATTTTCTGAATAGACAAAATGTTGCAAAGCTCGTTTGCTGGTGAATCTACTACTGAAAGTTCCATAAGAGCATAATCTTTAATAAAACGAACTGTCTTACCTGTTGCCTTATTTACTTCATGATCTGATTCAATAATTTTTCCGCCGATTGAAAATCCTGCTAGTGTGCCGTCAAGAATTTTTTCCCATGTATCTTGTGCGCCCTTTGAGATGTATGCATCTACATACACGCCATTATAAAACTCGCCGCTCTTTGGATCATAAAATGTTTCTGGTCTAAATGAAACCATTTTGCCAACTGCATTTGATCCATGCATTTCACGAATGTTGCCACGGAAGTTTTCAAATGCCTTCATGCTTGCTTCTGCTGTTACAAGATCTCCTGTTTGATCAAGGTTATCAAGCGTAGCGAAACCTGAGACTGTGCGTTTTTCACGGTTTACTTTTGTAAAAGGAACCGATAAGCTGATTCTATCGCCATCTGATGACCATAGAGATTTCTCAATATTCATATGCTTAATTATAATTTTTTATATATAAAAAGGCAAATAATCAGTTGAGTAGTATTACTCAACCTGTCTTCCAGCCCCTTGTTCATTACGGGCTTCTCCAGAAATGTCTGGTTGATTATTTTGTCTTTCTTGGTCCCTTAATCTATTTCCAGAGGCCTGGGTACGAATTTCAGCCTGTTGCTCTGGCTTTAATTCAACTACTTCGTCTCCACCCTCTAAAGGAACCATGCCTTTTCTAATTCGAACTTCATTTGGAGTAATTACCTTCATCCTCAAATAACGCTCATCAATCTTAGACATTGTATCCTCATCGGTAAGGGCCAATTCATTAAATTTAATTTCAAGAGCATCTGTCATTTCGCCAATAATTCTATTAATTTTCTTCTCTAGAATATCTTGTGCTGGACGGCAAACCTGCTCTTTAAATGTCTTATCGGCATCTCTTGCTGCCGCCAAATTAATTCCTTCTGGAGTTCCAATTTTATTAATTGGGGTACGGTGGGCAAGAAGAATCTCGTCACGGTTCATTTTACGATATGTATTAAATGATGAGTCTTGAGTTCCTGCCTCAACTGGCTCCATCTTAAATTCTGTTTTAGAATCTGGAGAATCTGCTGGGAGTGGAATATAAAGAGATCTGTGATTCTTTCCTCTAAGTCCGACCTGGAAAAACTCCAGCAATTTTCTTTCTGATTCTGATGAAAGCTTTCCGCCTTTTACTGTAATAATATAACGAGGCACTGCCTTATTTTCAAAATAATCTAGGTTATATTTTCCAGCAAACTCATTTCCAGCCATAGCATTAGATGCTGCTACGATATCTGGCAATCCATAATAATTGTTTTGAGGCGTATATTTCTTAATGTGAATAATTTCATTAGGTCTATCTTCTCCGCCTGCAATTGGGTTAGGAGTTTCTTGATCTCCAAAGTTACGGAAGAATACAGCCTTTCCATATAGCAATTGAACAAAGCCATCACGCAAACGACGAACACGCATAGTCTTTGCTGGGATATGTCCAATATATCCTATTTTTCCAGTTGTAGTTCTACCAATTTCTAGGTAGCCATTTCCTGTTGCTTCAACATCTGTGTAAAATTTAATTAATGTCTCTTTAAATGTTTCTTCTTCATTGCAATCTTCAAGCCATTGATGTAGTTCTTGACGAAGTTTATTTAACTTTCTACGTGCTCTTTCAAGTTGAGCTTCGCTAGAAATTCCGTCCATAGCCTCTAAAGTTTTGCGGGTTTCAATAAAATCAAATCCAAGTCCAACAATGTTAGAAACCTTTGCATTAACTGCAGCATAATTATATGGAGAAATTTCATATACTCTAGATAGATATTCAAGATTATATTGTGGTTCAACCAAGTCAAACATGGCATAGCCAGAAATTGCTTGAGCCAATAGGTTCTGCTGAGTTCCTGTTCCTTCAGCACCAACAAATCTTTTTTGAATTTCTCTACTTAGTTTACGACGAAATGTTGCACCAAGGCCATTGATCTTTAGAATATCTTCGCCTTCTACCTTAAATGGGTCATTGCTTTTTTCAATTGTTGGGCTATTAAATTTTACCCAGTCCGCCGCATTTGAAATTTCAATATCTTGATTGTTATTGTCGTCGATATGTTCCATTATCTTTTACCCTGTACCTTTTTCATTTCATCTTTATAACTACCAATATCATATGGATCTGGAACTAGTCCCCAATCCAATCTTTGCTTTTGATGCTGATATTCTTCGTCATCAATCTTTCTTTTACCCGCCAAAAACTTAGGCTGTCCTTCATAAATACCATAAGATCTAACAGCATCAGCAAGCAGGTTCATTCTTTGCCTATTACCTTTTTTAGAAGTAACTGATAGGAAATTTCCGTCATCATCGCCAATCCAGCGACCATCTGGCATCTCCCAGACATAAATACCCAAAATTGTATCTTCTACAACTGACTGATTGACTCTTTTAATATCCATAGGTTTTTATTTTACCATTCTTCTTGATACAAGTCCAGCTTTTTGTCGTCTAATGTGACAAATTATACGCTTTGGACAACAATCCAGTCGTTATTATAATACTCAACAGCATTTTCTGTCAGGGTGAATGACGAATCATCTACCGAAAGGGCAGGGATTCCAATATGCATATTGTAATGGGCCAAAGCATTTGACTGGCTAAATGCCAATGGATAATAAGATATATATTGATATAGGCTAGATGGACCACCTGAAGACTTATAATTAAATCTAAAGTCTCCAGTGGCAGATGCCGTAAATACCAAAACTACGTGATGTAGATCACCAGCCGTAAAGACATTTGATACATTTGTCTGACTTGTCTGATTTATACCATTTACGTAGATTGCGGAAATATTTGTTTTTGCAATTGATCCTGAGCCATTCCAAGAATATTCAGTCTCTGTGAATCCAGTTGAAGCTGGAGAATAGAATAGGGTATTTGCTCCTGTTGTAGAGGGCGTAAAGAATAGTTCTACTGTCTTGGTAGATTCTAGTGTACTTACTCTGAAACCCGCCGCAGAACCCGTTCTAAGGCCATTGCGGGGGTGTCTAGAGATAGCCCTATGCTTATCTCTACCCATAGCAATTTCATTATCTGTAGAGCCTGCAAAGCCGTCTAAAGTATAAATATAATCAGAGTTAGTATAAGCAAACACTTTTTGATCATTATAAAATGATAATGATAGATTAAATAGTTTAGGAATATATTTGCTTGCATCTGTAGTTGTGAATGTTATTTCTAAATAAATTACTCTTTCAGAACTAAATGTCCCGCCTAATTTAAATTGAGGAATGGCTCTTCCGTTATATGCTGTTTGATAAGATCCACCTTCAACCTTTGTCCTAACTGAAACACCATCATTTGAATCCCACTCAATTTTAGAAGAATCTATGTCAAAGCCAAGAGGAATTGCAATAGCGTCTTCTACAACAACTGTTTTTGATCCCGTTGATTTAATAATTCCAAGATACTTCTTGTCTTGATTATATTCTAGATCATCATCAAAAAATACATCTAGTGGACGGTTTGCTGGGTAAGAAAATTTATATTGAGTAGATACATTATCGTCTAAAATTTCAAATAATGTGCCGTTCTCAGGATCGGCAATTTGAACTGGAGGCACAACTCCATTATAAGAATAATGCTCTAATATGATTGATTGAGACAAAGCATATCTATATACTGCTGGGGCATCAATCAAAAATGAGTCTGACGCATTTGCCGTAGGTCCAATTTTTAATGTAAGTTCTGCATTAGTAAAAGCAAAGTTTGATAGGGGCTTGCTTGCAGCCAATTCTCCATCAACATATAAAATCATCTCGCTTGGAGTATATGTTGCAACAATGTGATGAACAGCAGAAACAATAGGAAGACTATAATCTAATCTTTCTGATTCTAGTTGGAATACTATATTGCCCGCTTCATAATATATTCCAATAGATGTGTTATCATCCGCCATAATTGGAGCCGAGTTAGCTGTAGTGAATTTTGGATATATCCAGCATTCTAAAGTAAAGTCATTATCTGATGAGTTCTCATCTGCAAATCCGCCGTCTGCGGTAGATCCATAATAATCATTATCACAAGGTATTGTTAAATAGCGTGTGCTTGTTATATTAGTTGCAGTTAATCCGCCTGATACTAAAGGAATTATTCCTGTTGTAAATCCGCCCGTAATTGTTCCATTATTTCCGCAGCCAGAAATATCAGCGGCGGTGGAACCAGAAGTTTCATCCAACGGCCAGAAGCCTATTGGATAATCTTTAATTACCTTTAGTTGGTATGTCATAATATTATTATACTACAAATTAAGATAGGCCAAAGCGGGTCTTGTAAGAATTATACTCTTGTTGAATTTCTGCTACAGAAAGCGCTTTTGTATAAACTCTAGCAATTGCAATTTTGCCACGAAGAGTTTCAAATATATCTGATCTGGTTCCTAAACCAACTGGAGTATTAACTTGTTTTTCTGTTGTTAGACCTTCGGTATTATCATTGCCATAATTTAAAGATGTAATCAAGTTTCCATTATTTTGATACCATCTAGCAAATCCATCTGAAACATCATAAGTCCATACAGACAATGTCCATGTATTGGCTGACCACGAATTTGTATTTAAGTCTCCGTTTGCACCAGCAATAACTGTACTGGAATTATGATGATAATCTCCTGTTGGATCAACAATATGGTTAAATTGACCACTTATATTATCATAAGATGAATCAATATTGTAAAATCTTGATAGCAAAACTTGTCTGCTTGTTTGATCACTTTGAAACCAACAAACTAAACTAACACTTCTAGCTCTATTTAATTCTGTCCATTTATATTTTTCTGAAGCTAAAAATCTTGCATATCCCGCAGCATTACCAAAATTTAAAAATCCTCCATTAGCAGTTCCATATGTTAAAGAACCTCCAGTAATTAATGGTATTTCACTAATATCTCTGTGTGCTAAAGATGTTCCAGATGGAATAGTTGCTCCATCTGAATATACTAGATCAGCTGCATCAAAATCTAAAAATAATTCATCTTTTGTATACAAATCTGTAAAGTTTTTACTTTCTCCAAATGTTATGCTGCCGTTGCCTAAATACTTATAAATTCTATATCCATTTGCTATAGTAACTATTGGATTTCCTGTAGTTAATGCTGGTGCATATTTACTTGGATATCTTAGAATAACAACTCCAGAACCTCCGTGTCCACCCATAGACCTATTTCCAGCTCCTCCGCCGCCACCAGTACCTGGCTGCCCATTTTGACCAGGATGTCCTTTATCTCCAGCTGGGTTTCCAGCATTTCCTCCGCCACCAAGTCCTCCTGATCCAGAAGCAGCTCCACCATTTTGAGCGCTTCCTCCGCCGCCGCCTGCATA